GGACCGCCGACGCACGGCACCTGTGAGCAGCCGCGATGCCGAAAAAGGCCCTGACCTGCGGAAACGCTCGAATCGAACGGGCGTTCGACCCCAGGGGGAGGCCCCCACACCCCGACCCCCGCCCCCTCTCAGGGCATAGGCGAGCGTGTGTGTCACCCAGAGGTAGGGGGATAGGTGCCGTTCTCGTCATCAACGATCCGTGCTCGTCGGCGGGCTGAGGTTCGTCGGCGCGATGGGGACGCTCCGTGCGCGTTGCAGATCACGGCTGATTGTCAGGCGTTCGGCGGCCTGATTGATTACGAGGCTCGGCCGCCGCACCCTCGGTCGTTTGAGGTCGACCACGTCGTGTCTTCCGATGAGGCTTTGCGGATGGGCTGGTCGGAGGATGAGGCGGACGCCTTGGATAACTGCCAGGCGGTATGTCGGCAGTGTAATCGTGAGAAGTCTTCCGGGGGGCGGCAGTTGACGCCGATACGTCCGTCGTATGTGAATCCACGCTTCATCTGATCTTGCGCCCACTCCTGGGCCGCGTTACGCCGACGCTGGGCGGTAAACCAGCGGCTAGGAGGATGGCCGATGGCCGAGTATGTGACCTTGAATGAGGCGATGGAGGCCAACGACGAGCTGGCCGAGGCGCAGATCCGCTATCGGCTCCTCGCGGAGGCGTTTGAAGCCAACCCGCAGCTCCGTTCGCAGCTGAACGCTCAGCTTGAGCGGGCGAAGGCGGAAATTGCTCGACTGCGGGCTCTTTCGCCGAAGTCGGGCGAGGCGGATCCGGTGAGTGCCGGCAAGGTGGTTGCGTTCGATGCCGAACGCTTCCGCAAGTCGGGCTAACCCTGCTGCACTCGTTGACGCCGCCCGCCACTGTGTAATCCCGAACGACATCGCATTCACTCGCTACGGCGAGTTGATCGCCCCAGAGCTTCCGGGCATGGGCGTTGTGCTCGACCGGTGGCAGGAAGACATCTGGTACGCCGCTCTCGGGTTGCGGGAGGACGGTTCGCTCGCCTGCGATGTCATGGGCGTGACGTTGAGCATTGGGCGTCAGGTCGGGAAGACGTGGGGCATCATGGTCGGCCTGATCGCGATTTGTCTTGCGCGGCCGGGGACGCTGGCGGTGTGGTCGTCGCACCATGACCGAACGTCGTCGCAGACGTTGGACAAGATCGCTGGGATTGTGGAGAAGCCTGCGATTCGGCCGAAGATGCGCGCGCAGCATCCGGTGGTGATGACCGACGACAATCGGGGCGTTCACTTCGCCAACGGGTCGAAGATTTTGTTCGGTGCCCGCTCGGCCGGCTTCGGCCGAGGGTTCTCTGAGGTTGACATTCAGGTGTATGACGAGTGTCAGAACCTGAAGGAGTCGGCGCTGACGGACATGTTGGCGGCGATGAACGTCTCAGATCTCGGCCTGGCGTTCTTCATGGGCACTCCTCCGCGTCCCCAGGAGGTTGCGCTCGGCGTTCATGACGCGTTCAAGCGTCGTCGCGACCGGGCGCTTGACCCCAAGAAGCGGCGGCCGTTCAAGGGTGTCTATGTGGAGTTCTCCCCATCGCGGCCGGAGGATGTCGTGGCTGACATTGACGCGCCGGGATTCTGGGGGATGTTGTCGGAGGTGAACCCTGCCTTCGGGTTTCGGGTGGGGAAGTCCGCGATTGAGCGGCTTGTGGAGAACATGTCACCCGAGGATGTCTTGCGGGAAGTGTTCGGCATCTGGGACAAGACCAACGAAACTCTCGCGGTCGTCCCCAAGGACGATTGGAATCGGCTCACCGCGGACCTGGACGCACTGCCGGCGGTGGCTTCGTTCGGAATCAACGCCACCCGTTCGGGGTGGTACTGGATCAATGCTTGTTGGTGCGAGGGAGAGTCCGCGCACGTCGAAATTGCACTTGGCACACAGTCGGAGGTGGAGGCGATGAACTTTCTGTCCATGCACGCCACCAAAAGGACGCCGATCAAGCACGATTCGACGGGGGCGGCCAAGGCGCTCGGCGAGAAGCTCAAGCAGCGCGGATTCAAGGCGTCGGCGTACACGCAGAATGAGGCCAGTGCCGGGAATCCGCTGTGGCTCAGTCTTGCCGAGCAGAAGCGGCTGACGCACGACGGCAACCCTGATCTCGAGTTGGCGGTGCGAGGGTCGCGTCGGCAGGACCGCGCCTCGGGGGGTTGGATGCTGGTTCCGCGGTCGGCCTCGTTTGATATCGGGCCTGCCATTGCGATGTCGGCGGCTGTCTATGCGGCGATGACGACCCGTCGGCCCTCGGGCAAGGGTCGCGCGGTGTCGGGTCGTGCGCGTCGAGCTGGGGCGGAACGTTGAGTCTCCCCGCTGCTAAGTCGGTGCGCCTACCGGGTGTGTCGGACGATGAGAATGCTCTGATCAACGGGCTTCTGGCTGAGATCGACAATCTGCGGATGAAGAATCTGCTGCGAACTTCGTACTACGAGAACAAGCGGACGATTCAGTATGTCGGGACGTTGATCCCTCCGCAGTACCTCAACCTCGGACTGATTCTCGGATGGACCGGCAAGGCGGTCGATGCACTCGCGCGGCGCTGCAATCTCGATGGATTCGTGTGGCCCGACGGCGAACTGGACGACATCGGCGGCGAGGACGTGGTGAAGGACAACCACCTCCTGTCGGAGATTGACGGCGCGATTGTCGCGGCGATGCAGCACGGCCCAGCGTTCCTGGTGAACACCAGAGGTGAGGGCGATGAGCCGGAAGCGCTGATTCACGTCAAGGATGCGACGGAGGCAACTGGGGACTGGAATCGTCGTCGCCGCCATCTTGACAATCTGCTTTCGGTGATCGACAAAGACGAGGACGGTCGCGTCCTGTCCATGGTGCTGTATCTCCACAACGAGACCATTACTGCTCAGCGGGATAAGGCAACGCTGAGGTGGCAGGTTGAGCGCAACGAGCATGTGTATGGCGTTCCCGCTGAGGTGCTGCCGTACAAGCCGGCGCCGAAGCGGCCTTTCGGCCAGTCCCGCATCACGAAGCCGATGATGGGCCTTCAGGATGCGGCCACGCGCGAGCTGGCCCGCCGCGAGGGTCACATGGATGTGTTCTCCTACCCGGAGTTCTGGCTTCTGGGTGCGGACGAGTCGGCGCTGACGAACTCGGACGGGACCAGGAAGGCTGTTTGGCAGGCACGCCTGGGCCGCATCAGAGGGTTGCCCGATGACGCTGACGCTGATCCGCAGAACGCGCGGGCAGATGTGAAGCACTTCCCGGCGGCGAGCCCTGACGCGCACTGGTCGGACATCAACGGCCTGGCGAAGCTGTTCGCGCGTGAGGCATCGCTGCCGGATACGGCGGTCGCTATTTCAGGGCTGGCCAATCCCACGTCTGCAGAGTCCTACGACGCCTCGCAGTACGAGTTGATCGCCGAGGCTGAGGGCGCGGTGGACGACTTCACCCCGGCGGTGAACCGGTCGTATGTGCGGGCTCTTGCGATGCTGAACCGGATTGCCATCGACGAGATTCCGCGCGAGTGGAAGTCGATCGACTCGCAGTGGCGGGATCCGCGCTACCAGTCCCGGTCAGCGATGGCCGATGCCGGAATGAAGCAGATCTCGGCGGTGCCGTGGCTCGCCGAGTCTGAGGTTGGACTCGAACTGCTGGGATTAACCCCCCAGCAGGCGAAGCGGGCGATGGCCGATAAGCGTCGGGGAACAGTCAACTTGATCGCGCCAGCTCTGAGCAGGCTGGTCGCCGGGGCTGGCGGTGACGGTCAAGGCGCCTGAGCGTCGGGCATTGCTCGGCGAGTTGGCGCGACTGGTCGCGGGTGATATGGCCGCACTGTGGGCCGCGACTTCCGCGCTGGATAACGTCGAGTTCGCTGCCTATATCGCCGCGGCTTACCCGGATGTGGTGGACCCGTATGTGTCTGCGGCAGCCATGCTGGCGGCCAGCTGGTTCGAGGAATCAGATCCAGACTCGTCGTACATCGCCGAACTCGCCGATCCATTGCCACGGGAACGTTTGCAGTCGACAGCGCAGTGGGCTCTCGCCGCCGACGGCCAGAAAGCGCTGGACCGCTTCAAAGGCGCCTCTCAGCGGGCAGTGTTCGACGGCGCCCGCGAAACCACAATGCTGAACGTCGACTTGGAGCCCGGAACCCGATGGGCACGTGAAGCGCGCCCCAATGCCTGCGCCTTCTGTCGAATGATGGCAACAAGGGGGGCGGTGTACCGCACAGAGCGGGACGCCCTGCGCGTTTCAGGCCGAAGCGCAGACCTCTCCATTTCCGACCGGCGCATGAGAGCTTCCGGGCTGGCGACAACCGATGAACTTCTGGCCCGCCGCATGGGTCAAACCACTTACGCCATTGGGAAGCGCAAGGGGCAGAGAAAGACTCGATCACAGCGCGGCAGCCAGGCGCTCGGCGACAAGTATCACGACGACTGCTATTGCATTGCGGTCGAGATTCGCACCGGCTACTACGAACCACCCGAGTATGCGATGGGGTGGGAGATCGAATATCAGAAGGCGCGCGAGATTGCCGGCTCGGGGGAGCCGAAGAAGATCCTCGCTGAATGGCGGTCGCTCGACGGCGTAAGCCGTTAGGGCCCCAACTCGAACTTCCCGTCACACGACGGGGTTACGCCCACGTCCGGCGGTCAACGGACGGACCAGGAGGGAAGCATGTCCGAAGAAGCAACCGATACGGCAGAAGCCCAGGGCGGAAGCACCACCAGCGGAGAGACGCCCGCCGCGGACGAGTTCAAGCCGATCACTTCGCAGCAGGAGTTGAACGCTGCGTTGAAGGAGCGTCTAGACCGAGAACGCGCGAAGTTCAAGGACTATGGCGACTTGAAGGCGAAGGCCGCCAAGCTCGACGAGATCGAGCAGGCCAACCTTTCCGAGCTCGAAAAGGCGAACGGCCGCATCACCACCGCCGAGAAAGAACGGGACGACGCCAAGGCAGAGTCCCTGCGACTGCGCATCGCAGTCACACACGGCATCTCACTTGAAGACGCGGACCTGTTTCTCACCGGGACCACCGAGGAGACCCTCACCGCCCAGGCGAAGAGGCTCTCAGACCGCACGGCCGAGCAGGCGAATGCCGAGGCCGAGCGCAAGAAGAATCACCCGATCGTGTCCAAGGAGGGCACGTCGACCAAGACCGGAACCACCACTGAAGAGGAAGACCGTGCGTTCGCACGGAGCTTCTTCACCGGCGGTTCCTAACCCGAAAGGAACAGTCCGATGGCCGCACTTGCTACCGGTTCCTTCTCCCTGCCCAAGCACATGGTGCCGGGCGTGTGGCAGAAGGCTCAGGGCCAGTCCGTACTTGCCCGCTTGTCCACCGCCGACCCCCAGGAGTTCGGCGAACATCAGTACATGACCCTCACCGCCCCGCCCCGCGGGCAGGTCGTCGGTGAAGGCGCCTCGAAGAGCGAATCGACCGCGCAGTTCGCTCCGGTCACCGCCATCCCCCGCAAGGTGCAAGTCACCCAGCGGTTCAGCCAGGAAGTCAAGTGGGCCGACGAGTCCCGCCAGCTCGGCGTCCTGCAGACGATGGCCGACCTGTCGGGTGTCGCCCTCGGCCGTGCGCTCGACCTGATCGCCATCCACGGGATCAACCCCCTGACCGGCGCCCTGCTGTCCGGTTCGCCGGCCAAGATCCTCGACACGACCAACGTCGTCGAGCTGGCCAGCCCTGGCAAGCCCGATCAGGCCATCGAGGCCGCCGTCGGGCTGGTACTGGCCGATAACCTGTCGCCGGACGGGGTCGCCATCGACAACAGCTTCGCGTTCGCGCTGGCCACCCAGCGTGACTCGCAGGACCGCAAGCTGTACCCGGAGCTGGGCTTCGGGGCGAACGCCACCGCGTTCGCCGGCCTGAACGCGGCGGTGTCCGACACGGTGCGTGGCGGCCCGGAGGCCGTGACCCCGTCGACCGGCGCCTACGCGACGACCAACCCGAACGTGAAGGCCATCGCTGGCGACTTCTCCGCGTTCCGGTGGGGCGTCCAGGTGAACGTCCCGCTCGAGCTGATCGAGTACGGCGACCCGGATGGCCTCGGCGACCTGAAGGGGCAGAACCAGATCGCGATCCGCTCCGAGGTCGTCTACGGCATCGGCATCCTGTCCACGGACGCCTTCGCCGTCGTCGAAGACGCCGACAACTCCTAAGGGGCACTCATGACTGAGAAGAAGGTCGAGACCGTGACTTTGATCGCCCCGAACGGTCACACGGTCTCGGTTGCCGAGTCCAAGAAGGCCGAGCGTCTCGCCGGGGGCTATCGGCTCCCGGAGGGCCGCACGAAGCGGTCAACGAAGTAGCTAGGTGAGGGTGTAGCCCGTGGCTGAAATCATCACTACCGATGACCTGCCGGCCGAGGTCGCGTCGAACGCGATGGTTGGCGTGTGGGTCGATGGTGTGAATGCTCGCGCGTCACGGGTTGCACCCTGCCTGGCCTCCGATGATCCCGCCCCTTCAGGGGAGCAACTGGCCGAGGCGAAGATGATCCTCATTGGCGCCGTGGTCCGTTGGTCACAAGCCGGGGCTGGGGCACTGCAGTCGGGAACCATGGGGCCGTTCGGCGTCACTCTGGACACCCGCCAGCGCGTCGGGTTCAACCTATGGCCAAGTGAGATCACTCAACTGCAGGACATCTGCCGCAGTGGGTCGGAGTCAAAGGCGTTCGCCGTAGACACCGTGTGCACCGCTGCCCAGCACTCGCCGATCTGTTCGCTCTACTTCGGTGGAGAATGCTCATGCGGCGCAGATATCGCGGGGCAGCCGATCTATGGCTGACATCGGCCCCCACGACCTTGTCGACATCCCCGGCATGGGCCAGTTCGAGGTAGTGGGACATGTGGAGGACTACTCCAACAGCCCGTGGCCACTTCCGCCCAGCGCGTTCCCGGTCCGATACTCGGTTGGCGTGCACAAGGCTTCATCCCCAACCCGCGACGAGTATGGGCGCGAAGTCACGGCATACACCCCGCCGAAAGACCAGCCGGGTACGCCGCTGCCCGTTCATGGGTGGGCGAACCCGCGCAACACCGAGCCGAAGCTGGCCGGCCACGACCGGGTCGTGGTGGAGCTGGAACTGTTCATTCCCGAGTTCCTGGTGGCGAACCTGCGGAGGGTTGAAGGGTGATCGTTGTTCACACCCACGACGAGGAAGTGGATTGTGAGGGCGCGTCCCGCTTCTCCACCGATGAGCACAACAACCTGTGCATTTTCGAGGGTAAGAGCGGGGACCGGCTGCGGGCAGTGTTCAACTCCTCGGCCTGGGTGAAGGTGGTGGTCGAAGATGTCGATTAAGGTCAAGCACAAGGTCGGCGGCTACTACCGGTTGCGTTCGGCGGGCGGGGTGCAGTCGTTCCTCGAAGGCGCCGCGAATAGTGTTGCTGCCCGCGCTAATGCCCAGCTGAAGGGCAAGGGCGGCAAGGGGTTTGTCACTGGCTCTCGGCAGGGAGCGAAACGCCCTCAGGGTCGTTGGCGGACTAGTGTGGCGGCGGTGTCCCCGTATGCGAAGCGGGCGAACGCCAAACGCAACATTTTGCTGCGGGCGCTCAATGGCTGAGTTCTGGCTGCCCGCGAAACCGGGTGTGCTGACAGCGATCCGCATCCTCGCCCCGAACCAGGCGCCGGTCTTGGTGTCCGATGAGATGCCGAAGACCCGCCCCGCCCAGGTCGTCCTCGTCTCCCAGGTGGGCGGCTCGCGACCGAATCCGGTGCAGTCCATTCACCGACTCCTCATTGAATGCTGGCTGGCTAAGTCGTCGGCGGTGAATATCGAAACGTGGTGCGGGGAAGTGTCCGCCGCACTCCGAAACTCATCCGGACGCACCTACAACGGGGTGTTTTCCTTCGGGTGGGGCAACGAGCAGGGGCCGGTGGACTTTCCGGATCCCGATGTCACCGACATGCGTCGGTGGCAGTTCCACGGAGACCTCAAACTCTCCGCGAAATAACTGAATAACCCCCGTAAATCAGGCCCCGTCCAATTGTTGCCTGAAAGGGGCTGGCCAACCATGGCTGATTCAAAGAACGTCTGGGCGGCCGGAAGGCACTCGGATGACGAAGCGTTTTTCGGTGGCCCTCTGGGGACCGTCCTTCCCGACGATGCGGTGGCGGTCATCGACCCCGCCCTCGAACCGCACGGGTGGATGGGCGATGACGGGTTCACCAACAACATTCAGCGCGAAGTCACCAAGCACTACGACTTTGGCGGTGACCCGATCAAGACCACCCAGGACCGTTACGAGGAGACCATCGCGGTCACCTGCTGCGAGTCCAACCCGACCGTCCTGAAGACGGTCTTCGGTGACGACAACGTCATCGTCGACTTCAGCGGCGGGCACCGCAAGATCAACATCCGGCACGATTCGGCGCCGCTGCCCCGCAAGTCGTGGGTGGTGCGTGTGGTCGACGGCGTGAAGACCCGCATGCTGGTCATCCCCGAAGGCCAGGTCGTGGAGGTCGGCGAGATTGTCTGGCTGTCCTCGGAATTGGTTCAGTACACGCTGACCATCGACTGCTACAAGCCGAAGACGGGGTCGCAGCCGGACAACCCGCAGGCCGTCAACGAGTACATCGACGAACCCGACGTCGAAGACGAGTCCTGACCAGACCCGCCCGGTGAGTCAATCCGTGGACGGGGCCGCTCACCGGGCGGCTCATGGCCCCGACCACAACTAGAAGAAAGTCCCCGTCCACATGACTGACATTGTTTCCGGCTCCGACCCGCGCGTCCGGGTCGGGCTGACGTTCCATCCTGACGGTGGGGAGCCGCTGACGGTGTCCCTGCCGCGGCCCGACTTCGTCGACTACCCGACCGAGTTGAAGATGAAGGCCGACTGGCGTCGAATGACCCAGGGCGCCAACGAGACGCTGCGGGAGATCCGTCGCGTTCACCGACGCAACCAGATTGCGTGGGTGAAGTACGACAAGGCGTTCGCGGCGTGGGAGAAACAACTGCGCGACCCCGACGTGGAGGACCCCGGCCCCGAGCCGGAGGAGCCTGTCGACGCCGAACTGCCCGAAGCGGTCTCGCCGAGGGATGCTGAGCGTGAAGCGGCGCTGGTGATCTTCAAGCATCTGTTGTCGGCTGCGGAGTACAAGGTGGTGCAGAAGTGTACGACCGCGGAGCTGCTGCAGGCTCAGTTGGCGTGGGAGAAGGCGTCTGAGGTTCCGCTGGGGGAATTGTTGGCCTCTCCGACCTCCTCGACGGAGACCACGGAGGGGCCGTCCGAGCGGACCTCCTCGCCCGCGGATGGACAGTCCGAGACATCGGAAGCCGACTCTCCTGGGGAGACATCCGAGACCTCGTAGCGTGGCTTCCCCCCACAGGGGAGTCTGCCTACTACCGGTCGCTGCATCCGAGGTCGTGGTGGTGGTCGCCGCTGTTCGACTTCCTGGCCATGATCCTCGTGGTGCTGCAGGGGGCGAATTGGCAGCGGGGTGGCGGTAAGGGTGCCCGCCCGAAGATTCAGAAACGTCCGTCCGATAAGCCGCCGGCCGTGAAGTCGGTTGCGGAGTTGGACGAGAAGAAACGTTCTCAGGCTGAGCATATTCAGCGCAGGCGTGAACAGAAGCGAAAGGCGGTGAGCTAGTTGGCATCTGGTGTCGAGTTGGCCACCGCTTACGTCAGTTTGGTCGCAGAGACCTCGAAGCTGAAGAACGACATCAACAAGGCGTTCGAGGAGGCCGATAAGTCGTCCCTGCGTGCGGGGAAGAAGATCGGCAAGAACCTCGACTCTGGGCTGTCGGGGACGAAGACCTCGGCGGCGAAGGCCGGCGAGGATGCTGCCGACGCGTACGAGAAGTCTCTGAAGTCCCAGCTGCGCGGTGAGCGCATCGGCCAGGCCATCGGCAAGCCTATCGGCAAGGCCCTCGGCCTGGCGTTGAAGGTCGGGATCGCGGGTGCCGCGTCTACCGCCGCCGCTGGGGTGGGTGTGCTGGCGACCGCGTTGACGAAGGGCTTCGGCCGGCTCCGGCAGATCGACAACGCGAAGTTCAAGCTGCAGGCCCTCGGCAACTCGGCTGAAGATGTCAACAAGATCATGGACTCGGCGCTGGCGTCAGTGAAGGGCACGGCGTTCGGCATGGAGGAAGCCGCGACCACGGCTGCTTCGGCGGTCGCCGCGGGGATCGTTCCCGGTGAGGAGCTGACAAAGTACCTCACCAACGCTGCCGATGCTGCTGCTATCGCGGGCACTTCGCTCGAGGAAATGGGCTCGATCTTCAACAATATCCAAACCTCCAACAAGGCATTCACCGACGATCTGCGGCAGCTGTCCGACCGCGGCCTCCCAGTGTTCACCTGGCTGCAGAACGAATACGGCGTCACCGCCGAGGCTTTGACGAAGATGGTGGAGAATGGCGAGGTTGACGCCGCCACCTTCAATAAGGTCATCCGGGAGAACATCGGCGGCGCGGCTCAGGAGATGGGCAACTCGTTCGATGGCGCCATGCAGAACCTCTCTGCAGCATTGGGCCGTGTCGGTGCCACGATCTTGAGTACCCCTTTCGAGAACGCCTCCGGCGGCATCGGTTCCATCACCGACGCGCTGGACCGGCTCGACGGCTGGTTGAAGGGCAACCAGGAGGGGGTAATTGGGTTCTGGGGAACTTTCGGCCGGGCCGCGATCACCGGCGCTCAGGATGTTCTGAGGACCATCGCTGAGATCACGAGAGCTGTGGCCCAGTTCCAGAACTTCTTCGGGGACATCTACGGCGGCATGGACACCGGTGTCGCCTGGATCAACGACGTTCTCGGCCGCGATGACATCGCCGAGGGCCTGCGGGAACGCGCGGAACGTAGCTTCGGATGGGGCGAAGAAGCCTACGAGATGGCCGACCGCATTGATGACATGATCGAAAGTCTCGACGAGGCCAAGACTGGTGTGTCGGAATGGGAGACCAAAGCCAAGGCTGCTGCGGCTGTCACGAAGGCGCTGGGGGATTCCTTCAAGGCGGTCAATGACAACGGCCAGATCATTGTTGAGTCCAACGCGATGGAGAAGCTCGAAGAAATCAACGAGCTTGAGCTGGTCGTGACGAACCTGCCTGACGGGTCGTTCGCGATTGAGCCCGGCACCCCTGAGGCGCAGGCGCTGATCGATGCGTTTGTGGCGAGGAACCGCCCGACGGCCCCGGTGAAGACTCCTGTCGAGGTGGATACCGCGAAAGCCTCCGCGGATCTGCAGGCGTTCATCGACAACGCCAACATCAACTCGTCTGTGCGGGTCGCTGTGCAGCTGCAGACCGGCAACGCGGGCAATGTGAGTCCCAGCGCTCCGGTTGGGGTGCCGGCGCCCGCTGCGGAGGGTTATGTGCCTTACGACCCGGCGGCGTGGGTGCGGCCCCCGACCGGTGGCGGGCGTCAGTCCGGTGGGGACATCAGTGGCCCGGGGCCGAAGGGCAAAGACTCCGTTCTGATGTGGGGCGCCCCCGGTGAGCATGTCCTCACCGCCGACGAGGTGGATGCTTTGGGCGGCCAGGGCGGGGCATATGCGTTGCGGGCTGCGATCCGTGCTGGGTCGTTGCCCGGGTTCGCCGAGGGTGGCACCGTCACAGATTACAGAGACGACGAGCTGGCACGCCGCCTGATGTGGTTCGGTCTGGCGGAGCCGGGGACGCCGGATCTCAAGCCGGCGTTCGGCGGTGGGCGGTTCAACCCGAACATGACGATCGACACCAGTATGGTGTCAGTCGCTCCGCCGCCCGGGTGGCTGTTCCAGCGGGGTATCGAATCCGGGTCGTACCCGAACGAGATCACGTTCGACGACATTGCTGATGCGACGGTGCAGACACCGTCCGAGTGGGAGTCCTACCGCTCGGGCCGTCGACATCAGCGCGAGGAGGCGTCCCGCCGGGATCCGTTGTGGGACTGGATTGCCAAAGACCTGCCCCGCTATGAGGTCGGCGGCGCCATCGGCGACGACCCACGCATCCGGGCCATCGACACCGCCTACCAGCACTCGGGGAAGCCGTACAACTACGGCCCTTGGGATTGCTCGATGTACCTGTCCTACGCCTATGCGGGGATGACGGGGCAGCCCCCTGGTCGGTACTTCAACACGGAATCCGACTTCGAGGCCCTGGGCTTCAAGCGGGGCTACAAGCCGGGCGCGTTGAATGTCGGCATCCGTCGCGGCGGCGGCGGGCGGAACTCGCACATGGCGGGCACTCTGCCCAACGGGGTGAATATCGAGAACTCGTCCAACGGCAGCATCTACGGCGACGGCGCGGCTGGGGCGCAGGACTTCCCGATCCAGTACTACTACGAGCCACCCAACGCCGGCGACATGGGCGCGATGCAGGCCCAGGCCATGGGTGGGCAGGACGCCGCCCACATGAACGCCACGGGCGGTGGGGGCATCGGCCCATCGTCAGGCGCCATGGGCGACACGGGCACCACCCGCACCGAGGGGTACATCCCGGCCGGGGCGGGCAACTCTGGCCGTGCGGGCAATAGCTTCGCCTCCGGGCTGATCGACATGGGCGCCGAGGCCATCAACGGCATCATCGACCAAGCCGCCTCCGCAGCATCTTCTGCTGCCGGGATGGCCGCCATGGCCGGCTCGTTCGGCGCTGACGGTGGAGCGGGTGGGATGGCCGCTCAGATGGCCATCGGCATGGGCGCCCAGGCCGCCAAGCGGGGAGTGCAGTGGGGCGCGGACATGATCGGCATCGGCATCGACGCCGGCGCGGAGATCCTGTCCCCGTTTGGTGTTCCACGGTTCTTCTCCACGGACCCCACGAGCTTCATGCCGAACTTCAACACCACCCCCGCCGGGACCACTACAGCGGAGGCCTTGTCGAACGGCGTGGACCCGAACACCACCCAGCATGGCACCGCCGTGGGCGCGGCACCTGGCCCGACTCCGGCGCAGGCCAACCTCGCTGCCCCCAACCCTGACGACCTACAACCCCAAGTCCCCGGACTGTTCATAGGTGAAATCAACGGAATGGACCCTGACCAGGTGGGCAATGAACTGCTCCGTCTGCAGCAGTTGAACGCGATGCAATACCAGGGACGGCCATGACCGAACCTGGAATCCGCGACATCAGCATCTACGGGCAGAACGACGAACATCTCTGCGTCCACGGCGAAGGTAAGGGCGACCAGGGCGTGTACCTGTCCGAGGGTGGGGTGTCGAAAATCTATGACTCCCCGGAGAAGCAGACCTGGAAGCAGGGCGCCCGTCAACAAAAGGCCAAGCAGAAGTCCCGCAAATCCCTTGCCCGGGACATGGATCTACAGTTCACGTGCATTGAGACGCACGGTCGCACGGCTGAGCAGAATGAGTCCCTGCTGATTCAGGCGATTGGGTTCGAGCTCGACAAGTACGACGACGACGCGAAGTATGCGCGGTTGGCGGTGTCGACGGAGATGTCCGGCACGAGGGTGTTGGACATTCTGCAGTATGAGGCCCCGAACCTGGACCCGAAGATCGACCCGATTCGGCAGCAGTTGTTCAAGCCGATCCTGAAGATTCGCTCCGGGGACCCGGATTGGTATGAAAAGCCGGAGGTTTCGCGGGCGGTGTTCACTTCCCCCGGCTGGGACGAGGTGGAGATTTCCAACCCGACGAACCGGGAAATGCTGGTCAAGTGGGTGGTCACTGGCGGGACGGTGACGCTGCCGGACTTCTCGTGGCGCGGCGCCCCCGGCAACCGGCATCCCGGTGGGGATGATGCGGCGCGGATGGTTCCGTGCCCGCAGATTCGTCCCTCCGACAACGGCATGACCGTCGACTTGGACCCCGATGAGCTGATGGCCCGCAGCGGCAACAACGTCAACATCTTGGCGCGGTTCGGTGGCCGATTCTTCCTGCACAAGATTCCGCCATACACGCCGAAGCAGATGATCCCTGTGCATTGCTCAGATACGGGCGGCGGCACCGTGAAGGTTGAGCTGATCCAGCCCCGCCGCTGGAGTCGGCCCTGGGGACAGGAATGGGTTGCCTGATGCTTGACCTCGAACCGGACCTGTCCGCCGAATGTGAGGCGATCTGGCGGGCCACCCTCGCGCAGAAGCGCGACGAGCGTCGACTCCGCGAGGATGACGTTCTCATCCGCCTGTGGGATGGGGACTGGGGCCTGCATCATCTGATGCGCAACGAGTACTCCGCATCGTTCGCGTGGATCTCCAACGACTCCGGCCCCGCGCAGACCGAGGTCCCATTCGATTCCCCAGAGGGGTTCTGGCTTTACGACATGTGGGGCCGCATGGAGCGCGGCGAGAAACGCAACGTCCACATCACCGCCGACTATTGCGGTGCGCGTTGGGGCGGGCGACTGGACAAGTGTGTGGTGGAGTACCGCGACGACGGCGACGTGGTGGTGGTGTGCACCTGGCTTCACGACTACGAGAACACCAAGTGGTATTCCGTCTGGTCGAATCCGTTCCTGCCGGCCGCTTTTCAGTTTCCCCGCGCGTTCCTGCTCGCTGGCCCGGTGACGTGGGTTCTGAAGATGGCCCTGTTCCTGCAGTTGATTCGGGAACACAACCCGCTGATCACCATCCCGGATGATCCCTTGGATTTCGGGTCGTACTTCGATGTGTTCGACCAGTCGACCTGGTCGGTGGTCATCAAGCCAACCACGTTCATGGATGCGATGGCCTCCGGTGTGGTGTGGGGGGTCATCTGGTCGCGGTGGCAGAACTGGCACGACCAGGCGAAGATCATGCTCGAAGACGCCGAGTTGTCGGTGGATTGCCGCCGGTATCTGCCGGGGGATCCTGAGCCGTGGCCGGGCGCGAATCTCCGCTACGGCACATTGGTCATCGACATCGTCGACAAGTCCGGTGTGCATATCGGCACCTCCCACGGCGGCAGCCTGGCCGACGGGTTGCTACGGACGGTCGCCGAGTTCGCCGACGATTTCATTGATTCGACGCAGAACATCATCGCCGACACCGACCAGCCGGAAGACTACTTCCTGCCGAACCTGCGGTTGACGCACAAAGAGCATCCGTACGCCACGTACCGGCAGGTGGAGTCCGGGCAGCACATCAACTCCCCAGCCAAGGGCGTACAGGTCAACGTCGGTGGGCACAGCATGCCCGGTGTCAACGAAGCAATCTCAGCGAGCATTCAGGCGGCCGGCGACATCATCGGCGGCATCGCCCAGATCGGCTCCCTGGGCGGCAGCATCGACACCCTCCTCAAACCACTGTATGAGGACACGATTCTGGCGTGGTGGTCAGTCAAGAGCATTGAGCGGGCGCAGAAGTCGGGCTGGTCCCGGTACTTCGAGTACTTCCAGGACGGCGCGAACAAGGCTTACACCATCGCCTCCCTCATGGTGCTGCGGGCCGGGTTCTGGGCAACGAAAACCACCATCAGCAACAAGTTCTCCGTCATCGACGGCTCCCCCTACCTGGTGGGGGACAGGGGCCTGGGGCATTGGTTCCTCGACGACCGCATCGGCTACGCCATCCCCGCCGACCCGACTGGCCGGATCTGGATGGACCGAGCCCGCAAAATCGAGCTGAAACTTTCCGAGGATGGGGACAAAGAGTGGATTCCCACCATTGGTGATGAACGAGCCCTGCAAGACCCGGCGCAACGCGCCTGGGGCCGCATCGAGTACTTGATCGCTGGACTTCGTGAACTAGGGGTGTGGTAGTGGATTTCCCGACGCGCGACAACTGCGACCCAACCAATCCCGAAGAAGCGTTCTTGTGGATGCTGGTCGCTTTGCCGGGAATGAAGGGCGGCCAGCTGTTGATGCCGGTCGAGTACCTGCGGCAGGTGTCGAAACGACTGTGGGAGTGTGGAGCACGCCCCGTCGAGGAGCCCGAGATTGAGTACCAGAAGCCTTCTGGGAATGAGCCGCACTGGTTGACTTCGCCGGGCAAATGGCGGCCAGCTGGGACGGTGGCCCCGGCCAGCGAGGTGGATCAGGTGGACGCGGCATTGTCGCAGATGGGCTTTCAGCAGCGCGGCGAACTGTACACGGCGTTGTGTGCGTGGGAGCGCGGCGCGGACCTACCCGAGACGGAGGCAGGAAAGGTGGTCTCCACTCTCACTGATCATCAGCGCGGTGTGATCCTCGCCCGACTACGCAAGGACGACGCATGACGATTGGCAATTACGGCACAGTGTTGGCCGACATGGAGATCCGCCGCGGCCAGGATTTCGTTCACGTTTTCGAGTTCGTGGGCGGCGAGCTGGACTTGGCCTCCACCGCAGTGTTTGAGGTGTATGGGCGGGACCGGGAAACCTTGCTCGGGGTGTGGCCGGCTGCCGAGCTCGACGCGACGACGGTGAAGGTGCAGATCCTGGCTCCGTTGGTGGATGCGATGCCGAATGGGTCGTTCTACACCCTGTATGTGCAGGAGCCTGGCTATCCGCGTGTGGCGACACATGAGGGTCCGGTGTGGCGGAAGGGGCGGGCATGAACGTGGATCAGCTCAACACGTTGTGCGCGGCGTACGGCAACGTGGATGGCTTGTCGATTCACACCGCCAGTGGGGTGGATTCAAGTAACCGGATCGGTGATGTGGTGGCGGTGTCGTGGAGCCCTCCGTCGGCCGGTGCGATGTCGGCGTCGGTGACGTTCCCTGGGGTGACGGGGGAGCCGAAGTTCCTGCGCGCCTGGGATGGCGCTGTGTTCGTTGAGGAGTTCCCCATCAACAACGGTCGGGGTGTGCAGATCGTTGATCAGGACTTGACGGTGGTGTTGCAGCATCGGGTGAAGGCATGATCGGTCAGTCCACGACCCGCTCGAGGAAGCCATCAGCCCCGCCGCTCACGGACGGGGTTTTTTTGGGCGCGGTGTCGCAGGCAACGCATTCCACGTCTGTGGAGCTAAAGACCCGCATCTACGACGACTTCGAGAACGGTGTCGATGATTGGGTGAATGTGCGGGGTCGTTTGACGACGACGGGTGGTTCGTCGCCGGACATCACCGCTGACATGAGCATCTTCGACCCGCTTTCGTATGTGGTGGGCGCTGCCGGGTATCACCGCACGGAGCTGCTGAGTGACAACTGCCGCGCGAAGATTGTCGTGCCTGATGGCTTGATTGTGAACGGGACGAGTCAGTTCTGGTTCTGCGGGGATCGGGCGATGGACAACTACTACGGCATCCAGGTGTCGACGGTGTTGGGGATTTCGACGTTGGCGATCATCAAGGGCACTTCGCCGAATTCGATGCGGCGCTTCGAGTTGACGTTGCAGTCGTTGCAGTCGGGCGATGAGATCGAGGGTTGGTATGACCGGCCTAATTCGACGTTGCGGATGTATCACGAGGGCAACTTGTTGAAGTCGTTGCCGGTGGCGCCGACGGAGATTCCTCACGGCCCGGGCCGGAGGTGGTGTGGGGTGATCATGGCTTCGGATTGGTGGATCGCGCCGGGGGGCAATTTCGCGTCGTTTGAGGCGTGGGATGTATGACCCAGCCTGATGGTCTGCTGCCTGATTTGGCGGCGAATTATGGTTCGTTTGCGGCGTTCGCGGCTAAGACTCAGGGTGAGTATGAGGCCGAGATTTATGGGCAGACGGCGAGTCCGTTCCAGTCGATTCTGGCGGGGTTGTTTCATGATTTGCCGACGGGGATGCCGCTGCCGCTGGCGTTGATGACGGTTTTGGCTCGGCGGTTGTTGCAGTTGCCGGGCAAGGTGTGGGACACCCTTGAGGACTTGCTGGATGATGTGCCGATTCTCGGTGGCATTTTCGAGACGGTCGACAAGATCATCGACGCCCTGGATGGTATTCCGTGGGAGTCGGGTGATCC